TGAAGGAAGCACTAAAGGCTGCATATGCACAGGCCTCAGCTGGCAAGGGCAAGGATCGCCACGCCAATGGCAAGTCGTTCCTAGAGCAACCGATCATGGAGATTGGTCGCATGGTCGGCATGGGGTACCAGACAGGGCAGGCCATGAAGAAGGCGCAGGAGGCTGGTGGTATGGTGTCGCGACAGCAGTACGAGGCTGCAAGGGCGGAGCTTCTGGGTGCCATCAACTATCTGGCTGCAGCATACATCTTGATCGGTGAGATTTCTTCGAAACAAGATGTTGACTTAGGCTCCAATAGGAGCCTATAAGGTCATCAGACACCGTCTGTGTCTGTTGCTCAATGCCTGACAACTTAGGGGTGGCCGCTCAGCCACCCCTTTTTGTTTGCCTCAGTCCTCCAGTTCGATCTCGTTGATCAGATCAAGGAAGGTTTCATGCTGGGCGGCGTACCACACGTCAGGCGATTCGTCGTTCGCTGACTTGGCCACCTTGCACGATGCCAGTGTCCCGATCTCGTGCATCTTTTCGATCCACGATGTGATGCGGGCACACATCTCATCCGTCACAACCATGCCGGGGTAGAAGCCGCGAAGCTCGACGATGATCTGCGTGATGGTCCAAGCTCGGCTCTTGGAGAACATCTCGTTGATGGAGGTGCGGGCATCCTCGAGGGTCACTGCCTTTGGTGGCTTCGCCTCGAGATCGTTGGCGCGATTGCCGACCAGAGCATCACTCGCTGCGCTCCCCGGCAGGATGTCGTTGAGGCGTTGCTCCACCTTCATGCGGATCACGCGGTATCGCGCACTGCCGGACGCATCGTTCTGGTTCTCGTCGAGTGACTGGTCGATGCAGTAGCATGTGAGCGAATCGCCGATGTCGATCCTAGCTTGCTCGACCAAGCGCACCGGGATGTATACCGACTCCTCGTTCTCATCGACTGCGAAGGCCGAGCCTGTGCGTGTGATGTGGGAGACGGAGCATGGTACAGTGACGATGTCACTGGGCTTGAAAAACTTCATGTGGTTTCCTCTGAAAAGTTCGATTGCACTTCTTGGTCACTGTCCGGGGTTTAGATCATCGGCACCCTCCCTGTGCATCATAAGGTCGAAGTCTAGGACCTCCTCGTACATGTCCCATGCCTCCTGTATTTTGACCGATCCCTCAGAGATGATCGCCCTCCTCAGGCGGTTTCTCCTGTTGATGATCTCCGCTGCGCTCATCTTTCCGTATGGCCTTGCCATGTGATCTCCATTCCAAAGCGAGGACATTCATTAACTCACCGGACTCGCGAAGCCTACTCACCTCATGCCTGACGATGGTGTCGCTGATGTGCAGCCCCATCTTCCTGACCTTGATGGTGATGTCCTCGACGCCGAAGCCTGCCCTCAGCATCGAGTGTATCAGGTGCCTGCGATTGAGGAGTCCTGTCACACCTAGCCCCCGATCCGCTTGAGCGCCCGCTCGATGGCGGCTGGGCTGCACGACCAGATGGCTGGGGTGCGGGTGTCGTTGGCCTCTGGTGCTTGGCTCTTCCTAGTCTGCGATGGCATCACGGGGGAGAACTTGTGCATCGGCAGGGCGATGCCGAACCTCTCGCATGCTGCGTCGATTGTGCTGCGATGCATGCCGTAATGTTGCGCCGTGAGTGACACGCTCCACCCCTTCTCCCGTGCCGCTAGGATCATGTCGCGTGTGACGATTCTTCTACCAGTCATGTCTGTCCTCTGCTTCTTGTTTGATACGGTTGATGTCCGGCAGGTTCTGCCGAGCCATGTATTGCAGCAGCTCGAACTGCTCTTGTGTCAGCCACCACGCTGGACACTTCACATACCCAGCCAACCTCAACGCTCTCGCGCCGGGGCTGTTGGATTCTTCACGGGGCATTAAAGCCATCCCAGCATGTAGGCGCAGCCCAATGCCCAAGGCAGGACCGTAAGGCCGATGATAAGCGCAAGCGCAACCACCCCAAACACAAAGGCGAACAGCGCCTCTAGAAGGTCTCTCATGTCTTCTCTCCCTCAATCTCGGCCAGCGCGGCGCGCAAATCCAGATGAGCCTTGCATCGGGCGCAGCCGCACTCAAGCAACTCCTCCGTGGTGTCCTCGAAGGACGTGACCCGCTTTGCTATGCTCATCGCCTTCGCCAGCTTGGCCTTAAGGTCGTCGATCTCCTTGTCGGCTTTGATAAGATCATCCTCCACCATGCAGGCTTCTTGCTCGTTGAGTTCGATCTCTTTCTCCAACTCCTCCGCATAAGCCTCGGCCTCCTTGGCGTCAGAACGGGCGGCTTCGAGTTGCTCAGTCAGGGTTTCCAGCTTCGCGTCATACCGGGCAGTGGTTGCAGCTTCGCGGTCCAACACGGTCTTGAGTTGCTCGGTCAGGGCTTCGATCTTCTCCCCGTTGATAACGTCGAGATCGTCCATAAGTTTGACCTTGGCGGTCAGGGCTTCGATGCGGTCGGCGGCTAGGTCAGCGTATGGACTCTCCGCAAAATCACGCAGCGCCTTTACCAGTTCTTCGTCAGTCATGTCAGTCCCTCCATGCTCCCCTGAGTTTTGAATTCAGATCGACCACCTCGGCCAACCGCGCATAACGCCAGCGACCCCACTTCCAAGTTCCCGGCGCGTAATCTGGCACCGCCATGCGGACCATAAACACAGGCAAGAAGCCCCACTTCAGGTGGATCGCGCCCTGTTGGGCTTCGCTTGTCAGTTCTTTCATCTCTTCTCTCCCTTAATCCGCTCCCACCTGACCCCAAAGCACAGGCGCTGCATGAGGCGGTGGAAGGCGTTGGGCTGTCTGCCCTCCTCAAGGTGATACACGATGCCGGGGATGAGGTGGCAGCGCCAAGCGTAATACGGGGGCCACGCGACCTTTAGGTTTCCGATCATTTCCGCCCCCGTTCCCAAGCCGCCCGCGACAAGCGGTTCGCCAGATCGTCTATTGCCTCGGTGCTGATCTGACGGTTGGTGATGATGGCCCAGTAAACGAGGGCCATGAACCGCCCTGCTGGCAGCACGGACGCTGCGTTGCTGATCCCCAGTGCCGCCTCTGCCTGCACGTCCCGATGCGGCATGGTCTCTGCTTTCTTTCTCCAGAACATTATCTCTTCCCCTTCAGTGGATCGTTCCCTGCCATGATGTCCATGACGATGTCTTCCAGTGCGGTGAGGGCCTTGCGGGCCGTCACCTCGTTCATCTCGCTGATCTTGATCGGCTTCGACCATCCAGCCCTCTTGGTCATTTCCTCCAAGACGCCCCACCCGGGGCCCGCCCTCAGATCGGTCATCATGGAGTGAACCTGCGCCCGCAGCTTGTGTGTTGCTGCGTCAGCAAGGGGCGCTCTGTTCCACGACCACAGGCCGCAGCACTCAGCCCTGATGCCCCACTTGGTCCCGGTTTCCCAAGCCAATTGCCCACACTTGGGGCATGTCGGCGTCTCCTTCAGGTTAACGTCGTTTAGTACGCTTCGCACGGCCATCTCCCGCCTCTGGATGCATCATGCGGTACACGTCCCGCTCCACCGCAACCTCTTCGCCCCTGCTGTAGTATATGCCGCGCCGCGCCGCCTCGTCCCTGAGGCCGATCATGGCGCGAGGGTGGGAGAAGAACGCCCTGAGGCCGGGGTTCTTCTTGCCGACCCTGAGCAACGTCTTGACTGTGCTGTCGCTCAGGTTGCTGAGCATGCTCTGACCCTCCATCACTTGCCTCCCCTGTCGATCTTCTTGCGGCCCTTCTTGCCCTCGGTGAACGTGATGCCGTACCGCTTGGACATGGCCCACACGCTCTGTCTCTTGACCCCCAAACGAATGGAGGCCTCACTCATGGTGAGGCCCTCATCCGCCAGCTTCCTGTAATCGTCGGGGCCTAGCCCCTTGTGTCGTCCCATGTCTCTCTCCTCAGTCTTTGATGATGATGCGTACCGTCTCGCCTATGGGCGCGGTGTACCCAGCTCCGCCGCTCGACACCCACAGCAACGGATAGTCCACGCGCTTCGGGAAGTCGGCCACCTCAAGGTCGGTGAGGTACACCATCTGGTCACATGGCAGTCCTTCCTCCTCGACGTAGTCGAACACGGGCATAACGAGGGTGCCGCCACGGTCATTGTACTTGAACCGGGTGACCTCATCGCCTTGCTCGAAGGTGTCGATGTGGTTGATCTTCGTCGAACAGTAGATGATCGTGATCGACATGGGCTGCACCTCGGTAGAGATGGCATTCACCTCACCCAAGAAGTGTTCAAGCTCCTTGTTGGACACTGACCCAGAGGTGTCCACCCCGATGACCCAGTGGCCTGCGCCCTTGTGGTCAACGCTCGGCGAGATGATGCGCTGATGGTGGTACATCTTGCGCTCGGGCTTCTTGAACGTGTAGTCGTCCGGCTGGTCGCCCGCAAAGAACCGCCGCATCTTGTCGCGGTAGTCAACCTGCGCGTCCTTCATGTCCTTCAGCATGCCCTCCACAAAGGCGGGCAGCTTGCCGATAGCCTTGGCTGCGTTGGCAGCGTTCATGACCTGCTGGTCAATCTCGTTGTCCATCTCAGCCTTCTCATCCTCGCTCATGTCGTCAACGAGGATGCCCCACGACGGCATCTCTGGTGGGTCAGGGATCAGGTCATATACCTTCTCGGATGTCATGCCTTGGTACTTGCGGTCGAACAGCCCATCCGCTGGCAGCTTGAACCCCTCATCGATCACGATCAGGTTGATGGTGTAGTCGGTCGCGTAGTTCCACTTCTTTGGCTCGCGTGTGCCGCGCCGCAGCATGTGCTTCAGCGCCTTGTGTGCCAGCTCATGGACGATGACGCCGAGGGTCTCTTCCTCAGTCATCTTGTCGGTGAACTCACGGTTCCACCTGATCCACCTGCCGTTGGTACACATGGTGGGGATGGAGTTGTCCTCGATGAACTCTGTCGCCATTGCCATCGAACCCCAGAAGGGTTGCTGCAACAGCAGCCGTGTCTTGCAGCGGCTGATCTTCAACTGTGCATCCATTGATGCCTCCTGCGTGATGGTGTCAGAGGATCAGTGCCTTGCCCTCGGTCAGGACCCACTGCCGCACCGCGTTGGACTTCTTCAACTCGGCATCCCGGTTGATGGCATCCTTCATGATGAAGGCAGCGAACTCCTGCTGAGGCAGGCGCTTCATGTAGGCGATGATGCGATCCGCATTGGCATCCGACATGCGCTTGGCCAGCGCAGCGCACACGGCATGCAGGATCGACAGGTTGTGCGGTACCTCTGCCCGCTGGGGGTTGGCGATGATGCCGTCGATGTCGGGCATCTGCGAGGTCACCTTCAGGTACACCTGAAAGTCAGCCGATGCCTCGATGCCGACCTGCCCAGCGATGGAGTAGGACATGCACAGGGGATCAACGTTGAACTTGGACAGGATCGTGCTGACCCGGTCCCATGAACGGGGCGAGGGGCAGGCCGTCTGGTCGCGGTCGAACTTGTGCAGGTACTCAGGACGTGCGCGTAGGTAGCCGCACACACGCTCATCGCCACCGTTGCGCGACAGGTAGGCCACGACATCCTCAAGGTCAGCCTCGACGGGCAGGAACATGAGGCGGTCACGCAGGTGGGTCGGGATGGCACTGGTGCCAGCCTTGTCGGACAGTCGGTTGCCAGCGGCCACGATGGCCACGTTGTCGGGAAGCTGACGCTTGCCGATCCGGCGCTCGTTGGTGAGCTGTGCAAAGATGTTCTGCACTGCGGTGGTGGACTGCGGCAGCTCGTCCAGCGACAGCATGGTGGGGGTCGATCCGTCCGGCCACCAATCCGGCTTGCTGCGCTTCATCTCATCCGATCCCTCGACGGGCAGCGCCCATCCTGCCAGCTCTGCCGGATCGTACTGCGAGCCGATCAGGGTGACGACCTCGAGGCCGAGGCGGTCGGCCACCTGCTTGTGTCCCTCGGTCTTGCCAAGGCCCGGTGCGCCCTCCCAGTACGGGACGATCATGTCTGCGGCCCGCCACTTGCCGGACTGCATCGCACCAAGCTGGGCTTTGACTGCTTCACTGGTGATCTGGATAGCTTGCGAAATCTTCATGGTTGCCTCCTCAGGCGTTTAAAAAGTTCGATTGAACTTTGGCGATCACCCGCCAAAGAAATGCTCAAGGATCGCACCGAACACGATGATGACGATCAGGAAGACGATGGGGATGATGGCTGCGTCCATGTCAGTGCATCACCGGGGTGTGGTCACCCGCATCTATCGATGTGGCGGCAAGGCGAAGCATCAGGCTGATCTTGCTGTCGTTCAGCCCCTTCGTAGATGCGTATGTGATGAACGCGCTCAGCAGAAGCCCGATGGAAGCTGCCTTGTCGTGGCCGACGTAGCTGTCAACGATCAAGAGGATCGTAG